AAGATTCAACCGTTCTGGCAAAATCATTTATTTGTTGGTGCAATCGCCATCAAATAAATGTGTAAAATTCACATAAAAAAGTTTTAAAAAAGTGTTGACTTCTCTTCTTGATTTGATATAATAGTCCCATAAAGTTGAGTTGAGAGAGAAATTGATATGAGTTTTATTAATCGCGAACAAAAACCCGTCCAACCTAACTATGATGGCATGGAGTTTGTCGAGATGAAATGGTTACCCCTTTCAGAAATCGATAAACAACTGAAGAAAAACCCTGCCCGAGAAAAACCTTCTTCTAAAGAAGCAATTGACACCATTGCCGCTTGGATTCGGGCAGGTAAGTATCAACCATATGCAAATGAACCCCCTATGGTAGAGTTTAACGAGGAATCTCAGAAGTATGAGATCCTTACTGGTCGTACTCGTTATTCTGCGCACGTTGGTGTTCGAGAAGAAGAAATGTGGGTTGCCGTTGTTAAGTTTAACTCTCCATCAGATCGATTGAGTGCCCAATATAAGGAAAACTTACGGGGAGATCCTAACCGATTTGAACAAGCCTATGCGACAGACGGATGTGGAATCAACGTCGCTAAACAGTTGGTTCAAATGGAAATAGATGCAGGTAAAGAACTTACATACGAGATGGTTGACAAAATTTTGAAAGAAAAATGTATGTTGCGCACTAAGAAAGAGCGTAACGCCGTCAGTAAAGAAGTTTTTGAAAACTTTGGTATGGTTAGTTTAGTGTCTAACTGGACTCCCGCTGAAGCGAAATCTGAAGTTAAAGAATATTTACCTTCAGATGCGAAAGTAGTTCCTCAAACGTGGAAGATAGATACCCGAACTGCACCTCAGCGTTCAGTTGAAAATGTATTTAAGGCAAAGGTCCTTCCTTCTGATCTAGTCTACCTCGCGAACATATACGACGGCACTCAGTCTGATCTTGTTCTGAATCGAGAGACCGTAATAGCTCGTTTCTTTGATTGGAAGAACTTTGTTCTTTCAATGGCTGCGGCATTCAATGACCCTTCTTGGACTGATCCAGTATTTGTGACTATGCCTCAAGTAGATGGTGACCTATCTGTTGAAGACCAACTTGTGTAAAATTCACATAAAAAAAGTTTTAAAAAACCGTTGACTTATTAGACAGATGTAGTATACTAGGTCTGTAAGTTAATGAGGTGACTAAAATGTCGATGATAAAGTTTGATTCAAATTACGTAAAGACTCTATCTCGCGAAGAGCGATATGCATTGCGTTCGTGGAATACTATGAGAAATGAGTATTTACAGGGATTATGGAATCCAAAAGAACTACCCTGTATGATTCGTCCTCTACTTCGTCCATTTTACAGTTCTATTTGCGATGTAAAAAACGTCAAGACTGGTTGGGTAACTGAAGCCTCTACTGTCAAGGGTGCTAAAGTGACAGACGATCACATCTATGCACCTCAGTTAATGGGCGCGTTCTTTTTCGACAATGCGGAGAAGTATCTTGTTCCCGACGATTCCTTCGAATTGTTTTTTGATAAATTTCTTGAACTGTGTAAGACAATCGTGGTCACCTCAGGTAAGGGTGGTCAGAATATGGCATTGAGTGCCATGTCAGTGGACTGTGTTAAGGTTCTGACGCGACGTGAAAAGGCCGGTCTCTCTCCGGATCAGAAGTACGTGAAGATGGGAGATCGACTTTTCAACGAAGAGTACTCTTTGTTTCAAGAGCAATGCACCGATGATCCTTTCCCCTTTGAGTTAGATCCCGAGCTGATGGAGTGGTTTAGATCCTATCAATAATTTTACATTGACAGATACACTAAGTGTGTGATATGATACGTCACATGTATGAATTAACTTTATTCAAAAATCAGTTTGATAACAAGACACATCGTCGGACAACATTCTTAAACTGGATGGACTTCGTGGTGTGTCTTCGTGATTCTTACACAAAGCCGGGAGAAAAAGGTGGAAATAATTCTAGTCCTCTTCTTACTCCTGCTGTTTTCGAAGTCGGTGCTACGCGTAGTAATAAGTCTGTTCTTTATTGGTCTAACTGGTGTTGTGTTGACGTGGATGATCCTATTGATGGTGTTTCTACTGTGGACACCCTGCGGGATTGGTTGTCAGTACGATATGGACAATACGACTACATCGTCTACAACACAGCAAGCAGTACCGAAGAGCATTTAAAGTTCCGTATCATATTCCGTCTCGACGAACAGATCGAGAACAATCGTATCAAGGCGTTCTGGCACGCTCTCAATACCGAACTAGGTGAACTGGGAGATCCGCAGACCAAAGATCTCGCGCGTATGTATTACGTGCCCGCGCAGTATCCTAACGCCTACTCGTTCTTTATGGTCAACTCCGGAGGGTCCGCACTCAACGTATCTGAGTTGATTGCGAAACATCCCTACGTCGAGAAGACAGGTAATTCCTTCCTAGATAGATTACCACCAGAAATGCAGAAGGCGGTGATCGAACACCGTAAGAATGGACTAAATAACACCGACTACCGATGGACATCCTATCGGGATTGTCCGTTCTGGCCCAAGAAACTGGGTGCAGAATATCAGACGATTTCGGGGACAGGTTGGTATTCAAAGATTTATGCGATCATGGTCGCAATCGCAGGGAATGCATACTCGCGAGGGTATCCGATCACTGCAAAACAAATAGAAGAACTTTGTAGAGAGTTCGACCGCGACACGGGTAACTGGTATGGTAGCAGACCACTACACGTGGAAGCGGATCGCGCACTAGAATATGTTTATAGGAATGGATAAATGGAACGTGTTTTGATTACAGGCGCTGCGGGTTTTATCGGGTCGCAGCTCATGAACCGATTGAGGAACAGAGGTCTTGATGTTATCGGTCTGGATAACTTTAATAGTCACCTCTATGAACCAGAACTGAAAAGAGATCGAGTTAAAAACTTTGATCTGAAAGTCTACAACTGTGACCTACGTGACGACATTAAGCTGGAAGGTCTGTTGCGAGACTTCTATCCAGACACTATTGTCCACCTCGCCGCAATGGCTGGTGTGCGTGACTCACTGGGTAAAGAGAAGAGTTATCACGCGAACAACATTGACGCAACCCAGAACCTAATTGATATCTGCAAGAAACACCTACCGAACGTTCGCATCGTTTACGCATCTACCTCGTGTGTTTATGCGGGATCCCCAGTTCCGTGGGTTGAAGGTAAAGAGACAGGCAAACAACTCAACGCATACGGTTATACCAAGTGGGCGAATGAGTGTCAGATGCAGTCGTCTGGTCTGAACACAACGGGTCTACGTTTCTTCACGGTCTACGGACCTTGGGGTCGACCAGACATGGCATTGTTCGACTTCACCAAGAACATCCTTGCAGGTAACCAGATCACCGTATACAACTATGGTGATATGAAACGCGACTTTACCTATGTCGACGACATCAATGACGGTATTGAGATCGTCCTAGATAATGACATCCCAGCGGGTGAGATCTTCAACATCGGACGTGGTGAACAGGTCGCGTTGATGGACTTCATCTCTGAGATTGAGAAGAACACCGGCAAGGAAGCGGATAAGAACCTCGCACCCAAACACCCTGCTGATACGAAAGAGACTTGGTCCGACACAAGTAAGTTGGCTGAGTATGGATACAGCCCGAAGGTCAGTATCGCAGAGGGGGTAGAACGGTTTTATGAATGGTACAAAAAATACAATGAGGTAGATGCCTAATGGCAACTGACAATACGGAAAAAACTTTCCGACTTGCAATAGTTGGACATGGGTTTGTGGGACAAGCGGTAGAGTTCGCTTTCACCCATCCTCTCGTGGATCACATGTTGATCGACCCGAAAAAATACAACAATGACGTTGAAGACTTTAAGTCAATGTTACCAGACGAACAACCACATTGTGTATTCGTGTGCGCACCGACTCCGTCTAACGATGACGGTTCTGTCGATTCGTCCATCGTGGAGACATCGGTACTGAAGGCACTGAACTACACTGAAGCGTTAGTTGTTGTCAAATCAACTATTACTCCGGATGTGATTGATCGTCTGTATTCATCTATGAACAAGGCGCAACACGACAGGTTCTGTTACAACCCAGAGTTCCTCACAGAGAAGAACGCGAAGGCGGACTTTGTCACTGCGAAATTCCATGTAATGGGTGGTACACCACAGTCGGTACTTGAGTTGGTAGACATCTATGAGATTTTCGGATCGTGCGAGTCTAATGACTATCACAGAATGAGTGCTTACGAGGCGTCCTTCGTCAAGTACACCATTAACTCTTTCCTATCAACCAAGGTCACCTTCTTCAATCAGTTGTACGATCTTGTGAACTTGTATGGTTGCAACTTTAACACGGTTGTTCGTGCTGTTGGACAAGACGATCGTGTAGGTGTGGGACATACTCGTGTGCCTGGCTTCGATGGAAAACGCGGATTCGGTGGTGCGTGTCTACCAAAAGACACCAAAGCATTCTTGCGATTTTCCACACATGATAAGGACGACGGTACAGTTGCGTCGTTCGATTTACTTGAGAAAGTTCTTGACATCAATAGCGATTATAGGGTACAATACGAACTCGATGAACGTGAAAAAGTCAACAACATTACATTCGTAGATTTCGGAGGAACCAAAAATGTCGATAATGGACAAACTAAAGAAGAACAGCAAGATCAAGGAGACATCGACCCTATCGACGAGTAAGTTCTTCACTGAAAAAGATATGGTGCCGACCGACGTTCCAATGGTGAACGTCGCGTTGTCCGGTTCGGTCAATGGTGGCATCTCGCCTGGACTCACCGTTCTTGCGGGCCCGTCTAAACACTTTAAGACTTCATTCGCTTTACTCATGGCGGGTGCATATTTGAACGCAAAACCAGAGGCAGTTGTCCTCTTTTATGATTCGGAGTTTGGTTCTCCTCAGTCATACTTTGAACAGTTCGGTGTCGACACTGACCGTGTCCTACACACGCCGATCGCAAACGTCGAAGAACTCAAATTCGATCTGATCAACCAGTTGGAAGAACTCGACCGTGACGATGACGTGATGATCATCATTGACTCGATCGGTAACCTTGCCTCTAAGAAAGAACTAGAGGACGCACTGAACGAGAAGGGTGTCGCGGACATGTCTCGCGCGAAGGCACTGAAGGGTCTGTTCCGCATGACCACACCTTACTTGACAATGAAAAACATTCCGTTGGTTGCAATCAACCACACGTACAAAGAGATCGGTTTGTTTCCAAAAGATATTGTCGGTGGTGGTACAGGTATCTACTACTCTGCGGACAACATTTGGATTCTGGGTCGTCAACAAGAGAAGCAAGGTACGGAGGTTGTTGGATACAACTTCGTCATCAATATAGAGAAGTCTCGTTATGTCAAAGAGAAGTCAAAGATTCCTATTGGAGTTTCGTGGGAAGGGGGTGTTCAAAAGTATAGTGGTCTTCTCGATGTCGCTCTTGCTGGCGGTTATGTTGCTAAGCCTTCTAACGGTTGGTATCAAAAAGTTGACACAACTACAGGCGAACTCGTTGGGACTAAAGTACGAACAAAAGACACCTTGAACGCAGAGTTCTGGGAACCTATTTTTGAAACAACTAACTTCGCAGACTTCTTGGAGAAGACCTATAAGATCGGTTACTCCAGTGAGGTCAATGCAGAACTTATTGCTGAGTTGGAGGAAGCATGAGAGAACTGGATATAGACAAACCAAACGAAGGGATCGACTACGATCTCGAAGCAGTTTCGCATGGCGGTGATGCTATGTGGAACGTCAACATTTATCGAGCGCCCTATAATGACGTAACGATTCGTTACCGAAACGTTGTAATCAATCAAGAGGCGGGTGGTATAAATTTTAACTTTGATGTTATTGACACACCCGACGAATCCGTGTATAATGTAGAAAATGTCGAGTTACAAGGTTTTGCGGCGGATGTTCTGCAAGACATTATTGAACGACTAGCTTCTAAATCTGAGGGTTCAAATGACGGAAATCAATCTTCAACAGACGATTCTTCGGAATCTACTGACTAACGATCCATACACGAGGAAGGTCGCCGCCTTCCTCTCACCGGATTACTTTGAGGGGACATATCAGTCCATTCTCAAAGAGACACTCAAATACATCGGGAAGTTCAATCGCCTACCAACACTGGAGGCATTCAAGATTGAGATTGATGAGAACGATCGTCTACCGGACGAACAGTATCGTCACGCAATGGAGATCCTTCCCGATATTTTCAAACGAGCCGATGAGGACATGGACTGGTTGGTCGAGAAGACCGAAAAGTTCTGTCAGGATCGTGCGGTCTTCAATGCGGTCATGGAGTCAATCTCTATCATCGACGGCAAACACCAGACTCTCAGTAAGAACGCAATCCCAGACGTATTGACCAAGGCACTGTCTGTGTCGTTCGATACGAACATCGGTCACGACTATCTTGAGAACTCTGACGCACGATTTGACTTCTATCACCTAGAAGAGGAACGGATCCCGTTCGACCTTGACTACTTCAATCGAGTCACTAAGGGCGGTCTACCCAACAAGACCTTAAACATCGCACTCGCGGGTACGGGTGTTGGTAAGTCTCTGTTTATGTGTCACTCTGCCGCAGGTGCGCTGAGTGCAGGTAAGAACGTCCTATACCTCACAATGGAAATGTCCGAAGAACGCATTGCGGAACGTATCGATGCGAACTTATTGAACGTATCGATGGACCAACTCGAAAACTTGAGTAAACCAATGTTCGACGACCGCGTTGCGAGGGTCAAGGGTAAGACCGAAGGTAAACTAATCATCAAGGAATACCCAACGGGCAGTGCACACGCGAATCACTTCCGTGCGTTGTTCAATGAACTCAAACTAAAGAAACAGTTTGTTCCCGATATCATCTATATCGATTATCTCAACATCTGCGCGAGTGCGCGTGTGAAAGGAATGGGCGGTGCTATTAACTCGTATTCGTATATCAAGTCTATTGCTGAAGAGTTACGTGGTCTTGCCGTGGAATTCGACGTGCCGATCGTGTCTGCAACGCAAAAGACTCGTTCTGGTTTTACTAATGACGACGTGGGGCTTGAAGATACG